TTGGCTGAGCTTAATTCTGTCGAAAAAGTCACGCGAAGAATTAATGGTGGACTAAATGGCATTGATGAGCGTTGCAAGCTCTATCGAGCATTAATGGTAACGGATAATGACTAAGTACATTTACATAGCGTTAGCGGGTGTTGTCGTGGTTTTGATTGGTGTATTGCGTTACCAGTCTGGCGTTATAGATGAGTTGGAAATAATGACAAAGCAACAAGAAAATACTATCCAGCAACAAGAAGATGCTAACAAATAATTAAGTCTTGCGTTACAACAAGAGCGTTATGCCGTTATTGAGCAACAAGAGCGTGATAATGAGATAGAAAGGATAGCAACAGAAAATGCTGAATCAGTTAAAACAATCATTAAGACTCAACCTTGCGCTCACACTCGTTTGCCTCAGTCTGTTCTTGACCGATTGCACAAAGAAAATCACGACTAAAGCAGAATATATTTACCCGCCTCAAGCCTATACTGCACCTTGTGTCAAAACAGCATTTACTGGAGAAACATACGGCGATGTAGTCATACAGCTTGTTAAGGTAACCGCAGAGCGAGACAAGTGTGCAAGCCAAGTAGATCATCTCAATAAGTGGATTAATCAAGCAAAAGGCGGTAAATAGATTAAAAATCTAATTGAGCGGAATTAATGCCAAGTGCTGTCGCTATTTTAATGCGAGTGCTTTTCCGCAAGGTCTGTGAATTTTCGTGTTGTGAATAAGCAGCTTGAGAAATTCCTAAACGGCTTGCCACTTCAGCTTGGGTTAAACCTAAGTGTTCACGCCAAGCACGCAATGCAGAATAATCGTTCAATAAAGCTAATTTGGCAACCGCTTCTGGAATACCTGTCTCAAGTGGATTGGTAAAGATGATTTTTTCATAAAATGTTAATAAATGGTTCATCTTTCTATTTTATAAGTTTTATTCAAGTATTTTAAGGATTTTCTATGTCAGACGTGAAAGGAAAATCTACGTCTGGTCGTGGATTAACACCTAAACAAGAAAAATTTTGCCAGCTTTATATTGAGCTGGGGAATGCCAGTGAAGCATATCGGCAGAGTTATGATTGCTCAAAAATGACAACTGAAGTTATCAATGTTAAGGCAAGTGAGTTACTTAATAAGAACGGTAAGATTACGGTAAGGGTTGAAGAACTAAGACAAGCCCATCAACAACGCCATAATCTTACCCTAGATAATATCATTGCGGACTTGCAAGAGTATCGTGATATTTGTATGGGAAGAAAGCCACTTACTATTACCACTGTGGTAAAAAATGCTCAAGAAGGAACGGCACAAAGCGTTAATACCGAATGTTTCGTTTTTGAACCGACAGGTGCAAATAAAGCCCTTGAATTGCTTGGGAAGCATTTAGGGATGTTTACCAATAAAGTTGATGTAACAACTGATGGCAAGCCCTTACCTACTGTGATTAATGTGACATTTAGCGATGAGCCAGCTTAATATTCAATTTCCGACAAAATTCAAACCGCTCTTTGAATCTATTTGGCGGTTTATTATTTTCTACGGTGGGCGAGGTTCAGGTAAAAGTTTTAGTATCGCTAGAGCATTAGTATTGCGAGCCTATCAATCGCCTGTTCGAGTTTTGTGTTGCCGTGAAATTCAGAAATCGATTTCTGATTCTGTGATTCAGATGTTGGCAGATCAGATTGAAATGCTCGGCTTGCGAGCCTTTTTTGATGTACAGAAAACGCAAATTATCGGGCAAAACGGTTCACGCTTCACGTTTGCGGGGCTGAAAACTAACATTACTTCGATTAAGTCGATGACAGGCATTGATGTAGTTTGGGTAGAAGAAGGCGAGAATGTTTCAAAAGAAAGTTGGGATATATTGATTCCAACCATTCGTGAAGACGGTTCGCAGATTATTGTGAGCTTTAACCCGAAGAATATTCTTGATGACACCTATCAACGTTTTGTGATTCATCCGCCTGAGCGGTGTAAATCGGTCTTAGTGAATTGGCAAGACAACCCATATTTTCCGAAAGAATTAATGGAAGATATGGAGCAGATGCGTGAGCGTGATTACGAGCTTTATCGTCACGTTTATGAGGGCGAGCCTGTTGCAGACAGTGATTTGGCGATTATTAAGCCTGTATGGATTGAATATGCGGTAGATGCGCATCTCAAGCTCGGTTTTACCGCTAAAGGAATGAAGAAAGTTGGCTTTGATGTGGCTGATGAGGGTGCGGATAGTAACGCTAATGCATTTGTTCACGGTTCTGTGGTGCTTGACATTGAAGTTTGGAAAAATGGCGATGTGATTGATTCCGCCAACCGAACAAATCAAAGTGCGGTCAAATTTAAAGCTGATTTGATTATATTCGATAGTATTGGCGTGGGGGCGGGAGTAAAAGCTCACTTTAAACGCTTGCCAAAATCTTTACAAGTGGAAGGATTTAATGCTGGTGGTGCAGTTGCTTATCCCGAGCGTGAATATATCAAAGGAAAAAAGAATCAAGATATGTTTTCGAACATTAAAGCCCAATCTTGGTGGGCGTTGAGAGATAGATTCTATAAAACCTATTGAGCAGTAAAGTATGGGGATGTTTACCCTGACGATGAACTGATAAGCCTATCGAGCAATATCAAAGAGCTTGAGTATTTGAAAGCAGAATTATCACGTCCTCGTGTTGATTATGACAATAACGGGCGGGTAAAGGTTGAAAGCAAAAAGGATATGAAAAAACGCGGCATACCTTCCCCAAATATGGCGGATGCTTTAGTTATGTGCTACGCCCCAACAAAACCTAAATCACTACTGGATTTATAAGATGAATATTTTAGATGGCATCAAATCACTTGCGCTAAAGTTAGGCAGCAAACAAGACCAGACATATTATGCTCGTGGGCTTAGCTTAACCGATGACTTAATGCAAATCGAAGCATTATGGCGTGATAATTGGATTGCAAATAAGGTTTGTATTAAACGCTCGGAAGATATGGTGCGTAACTGGCGCGATATTTTCTCGAATGACTTAAAATCTGAACAGCTAGACGAGTTCACTAAGCTCGAGCGCAGATTAAAACTGCGTGAGACATTAACTAAAGCGTTGCAATGGTCTAGTTTGTATGGGGCGGTGGGTTTATTACTTGTCACTGACACAATTAACATCACTTCGCCATTGCAGCCTACAGAACGATTAAAGCGGTTGATTATCTTACCTAAATGGAAAATTTCACCTACAGGACAACGAGATGATGATGTGTTTTCGCCAAACTTTGGTCGATATAGTGAATATACCATTATTGGCGGCACACAATCTGTTTTAGTGCATCATTCACGTTTATTAATTATCAATGCCAATGATGCACCTTTATCTGATAATGATGTTTGGGGTGTGTCAGACTTTGAAAAGATTATTGATGTACTTAAACGCTTTGATAGTGCCTCAGCGAATGTCGGCGACCTTATTTTTGAAAGTAAAATCGATATTTTCAAAATTGCAGGGTTATCTGACAAGATTTCAGCTGGGTTAGAAAATGATGTGGCTCACGTTATTTCAGCGGTGCAGTCGATTAAATCAGCAACCAATAGTCTGTTGCTTGATGCGGAAAATGAGTACGACCGAAAAGAATTATCTTTTGGTGGGTTAAAAGATTTATTGACAGAGTTTCGCAATGCGGTGGCAGGTGCGGCAGATATGCCAGTCACCATTTTGTTTGGGCAATCTGTTTCGGGATTGGCAAGTGGAGATGAGGATATTCAAAACTACCACGAATCCATTCATCGATTGCAAGAAACAAGATTGCGTCCTGTGCTTGAAGTGCTTGATACATTACTATGCAATGAATTATTTGGTGGGCAACCTGATGACTGGTGGTTTGAGTTTTTACCATTGACGGTGGTTAAACAAGAACAACAAGTCAATATGCTTAATACCTTTGCTACAGCGGCAAATACGTTAATTCAAAATGGCGTAGTAAATGAATATCAAGTAGCAAACGAACTCCGAGAAAGTGGTTTATTTGCTAATATCTCTGCTGATGACATTGAGGAAATGAAAAATGCTGATGAACTTGCCCAGAAATTTTGAAGAACCAGAAGGCGAGAGCACGCAAGTTCAAGCCAGTGAAGATGAGCAAGAGAACGGAGCTTTGGTATAGACAACAGCTTAAGCAGTTCGTCAAAATGATGACCAATGATGTAGAAAGAGCCCTGCAACAACCGCAAGGCTCTTTTTTTATGGATGATGCGAAAGGATTTCAGGCGATTAGTGCAAGAGCGTTAATGAAAGTATTAGAAAAGTACGAAAAATCTGACCGCACTTCTCAAGCTGAAAATATCGCCAATGGCTTCGTTGGTCGTGGTGATGCACAAAACCATGCTGAAGTATCAACCAATTTGAAAAACCAAACTGGCATTGATTTATCCGCCTATTTACGCAATAGTCCAAATATTGCTGAAAGAGTGAATGCATTGACCGCTGGTAATATCCAGTTAATTAAGTCTATTCGTGCACAATATCTTGATAAAGTGCAAAATGCCGTCATGCAAGCGATGGTTCGGGGTTCTTTAAATAAAGACCTTGCAGCACAAATAAAAGACTTGGGTAAAACAACCGAAAAACGAGCAATGTTTATTGCGCGAGACCAGTCCTCAAAATTAAATGCCGCCTTAACGCAAGTGAGACATGAAGAGGTTGGCATAAAAAAATATATGTGGTCAGCATCGCTTGATGAGCGTGTGCGAGAAAGCTATGCGGAAAAAGATGGGCAGATATTCGAATATGCCAATCCCCCTGCTGATACTGGTCATCCTGGTCATGATGTTAATTGTCGATGCGTTCAGATTCCAGTGCTTGATGATGTAGTTAACTTAAAATCAGAAGAAACCGAATTAAGCTACCAGGCCGCAGAACCTAATAAGACAGGGAAAATGGATCTCGATGAGTTATTTGAAAGCTCTATCGGTGGAGGTGGTAATAAGTCATTTTCTAACTTTGGTGGGGTTAATTCTGAATTAATTGCGTTAGCGAAAGAGAGTATTGGGTTGGATATTACAGATTGGCAACACAGTATTGATGAATCAAGCATCAGGCACATATTGAAACAACATGGAAACGAAAAAGCGGAAAATAAACGAGGGCAAAGAGCCGTTACAAAAAAAGACATTTTATTATTGCCTTTGGTTGTCTCCGCATTTGATAGCATTGAGTACACCGGGACAAGCGATTCAGGGAATGAAACGTTTTTGATTAAAAAAGAGATTGATGACGAAATATTCAGCGTGCAGGAAGTTAGGAAGAGACACAAGAAGATTGCAGTTAAAACAATGTGGATTAAAAGGAAAAAGAAAGCCACAAGCTCCGCATAGTGCTTGACTCACAAATGGCGTCTGCTTAACGTCCGAAACGTGCTATGCCCTATTGCCTGTGGCTTGGCTTATTTTATCACTCTTAAGATACTAAATTCAACTCGGCCTGAAATTGCCGAGTTTTTTATTGGGGTAAATAAATGAAATTTACAGACAAAACCACTCAAGCAGCCACACAAAGAACCATCACTAAAGATGGTTTTTTAGTTGTGCCCGCAACAATTTCTAAAATTGGGGTATTTGATTACCTCGCTACAGAACTAGGTTTAAAAGAAGACGGTATTAAAAAAGTTGCTCGCACCGAGAAATCATTATTTAACGATGAAACGATTAAGAGTTTTGAAAATGCAACATTAACCGTTGGTCATCCTAAAGATGGAGTGAATGCGAAAAACTGGAAACAGCTTTCTGTCGGTGTCGTGCGTAATGTTAAGCGAGTGGGCGATGAACTCACAGCCGAGGCTTGGATTTATGATGAACAAGCCATTAAAACCGTACAGGAGCACGGTGTGGAACAATTATCTTGCGGATATGACTGCGATATTAAGCCATCCACGGTACAAGATGCAGATTTTGAGATGTCGCCGATGATCGGCAACCACGTAGCGATTGTGGCAAAGGGTCGCTGCGGTGGAAGTGTAAAACTTGCCGATGAGGATAAAACCATTATGGGGAAAACCGCAAAAATTCTCAATGCGTTTTTAGGTGCGTTCGGCATCAAGTTGTCGGACGAACAGAAAAAACAAATTGAGGACGAAGAAAAGTCTGGTAGTGAAGAAGGTAAAGAGCCAAAAGGCGAACAACCAACCGAACTAAAAGAAAAACAATCTGAACCTGAAAATAAAAAGGAAGATGACGTGGAAAAAGAAGAGCTTGAAAAACGCCTTAAAGCTAAAGATGAAGAAATTCAAGCATTGAAAGAAGCACAAGCAAAACGTGACGCAGAAGTAAAACAAGCTGCCGTGTTGGCTGATGCAAAAACCGCATTTAAAGAAGTCAATTTTGCGGATAACGCTACTGTGCGTGAAATCCAAGAAAGCACGGTAGTTGCGCAGGGTATTTTTACTAAAGACGAGGCAGCCAAATTATCCGATGAGGAAATTTCGGGCGCATATCAAACAGCAAAAGCGGTCGTGGCAAAATTAGCGGATGAACGTAAATCGCTCGGCAGTATTTTGCTTGGTGATGCGGAGCCTAAAGCTGCACCAAAAATAGATTTCAACAAAACTTACAACAGTTAGGAGAATAATGAAATGAGTTACGCTTACGAACAAGCGCCTGCGCGTGCAGGTGAAGTAGGTAAACACGTCGGGCAATTTCGGGTTATTAATGGCTATCAATTACGTAAATTTTTCGGTTTCCGCAATTCGCCCAATGCACTTGGATTTAGCCAAAAAAGACTAGGCGGTGCGCAATGGTATCGTAAACGAGACCCACTGTCTGATTCCGTCAGATTATCCGATGATGATTATCGGTTCCTGATTAAATGCAGAATCCTTAAAAACTACCAAATAGGCACGCTACCAAACTTAATTGAGGCGTGCCTATTTATTTTTGGCGAAGGTTGTCACATCGTGGATAACTACGATATGACCGTCTCTATCTCTGTACCAAACGCTATCACATCTGATTTCAAGAAATTCGCAATCAATCATTTAGATATATTGCCACGCCAAGCCGGTGTGCAATATCTTTTCAACCTAATATAGAGGTCACATATGGCATTAGTAAATAAGCCAGATGAAAGCATTTTTGCATCATCTGCAAAACAAGGTGAAGTTGATAATTTCCCTGACTTATTGCGTGGATGGGGGATTACGTTTGACCAAACACAGGGTATCCCTCCTATGGAGTGGTTTAACTTTTTGTTTAAACGACTTGACGAAAAACATACTTATTTAATGCAACGAGGGCTACCCGAATGGTCTGCTACACAAGACTATACTAAAGGCTCTTGCGTCCAGTTTGATGGCATAAGCTACCGAGCATTAAAAAATAGCAAAAACAACAGCCCGAATGAATCAGATTCGCAATATTGGGTGCGTTGGGGGTTTGCCTTAAGTGAAATTACACGGGCAACGTTACAACAATATGGCATCGTGCAACTAAGCTCAGCCACTAACAGCGACAGCGAAACCGAAGCTGCAACATCAAAAGCCGTGAAAACCGCCTATGACAAAGCAGTAGAAGCTAAAACTACCGCAGAGAGCAAAGTGGGATTAAGGGGCAATGAATCGATTCAAGGTACCAAAAGTTTTGAATCTAAAATCATTGGGTTTCGTGGCATTGGGGTGGCTGATTCGCAAACTTATGCAAATGCTAATCACCTCTTAAATATGGGGGCGAATGATGGCGACGGCTGGATAGAGTATAAAAAAATTAACCGAGCTATCGGCACCATTCGTATTCGGGCAAATGGGGAATTGTCATATAACAATCAAAAAATCTACCACGCTGGGGCAAAACCCCAATTTAATACGGATATTGAAGGCAAGCCTAATACACTTGCAGGCTATGGTATTGGGAATTTTAAAGTAGAAGAGTTTCGTGGAAATTTAAACGAACTATTAACCGCACTTGAACAGGAGATTGAACAATGGCAATTCCCAACATAA